TATTTTTTTCATAGTAAAATAAAGGGGTACTTTAAATACATAAAATACCCCTATCCTTTCTAATGTTAGGATGCAAATGCATCTTTTTCATCAGATGGTGGGCATACATATCCACCTTCAACGACTTTAAATTCATCATCACCTGATGTGTCGACATAAGGAATCAAATCTAAAACTTGTACTGTTTTTAAATCAGCAGTAACGCCTTTGTTTCCTGCATACTTCCATGCTCTAGGAGTATACAAGACAGCAACTTTAGATCCATTTCCAATTTTACTTCCATCCCAAGTTTCTTTTGCTGCATCTATAACCTTTGGAGGATTAAACTTTCCACTTCCATCAGGTTTATTTACTTTCTGTTTGATCACAACATAATCTGTAGGATGTTTTTCATTTGCAGGTTTGAGAATTAAATTATCCTCAACAACTGTCTTCATACTTTCTTTGTCAAGATCACAAACATTAATTGACCATACAGGTTCAAAGTTAGTGTTTGGATCTGTAACAGAAGCAAAGTATGCTGTTCCATTTATAACACTCATAGGTGCTCCTTTCTTTTTTTTATTATTAATACCATTATTATGACATACTTTTAACAAAATGTCAAGAACTTTTTAATGTGTTTCTGCCCATGTAGTTCCTATCTTATATTCACTATCTAATGGGCATCTAATTTTTAAAGTTCTTTCCGTATCTTTAATAGCTAATTTTGTTATCTTACAGAAATCTTCTACATCTTTATTTAAAACTTCAAATTGATATTCATCATGTATACTTGCAACAAGTTTAACATCTAATTCTTTTTGCTGTACTCTTGCCATCATATAAATAAGCCATTGCTTACAGATGATAGCACCTGCTCCTTGTAGTAAAGTATTTAAAGCAACATGAGGACTTCGTATATGAAGTATACGTCCATCAATAGCACGAAGTATTCTTGATCGAGCACTCTTCTCAACTCTTGATCTTAACCTTCGTAGTGATGGAAGATTAGCTAAGAATCTATTAATTAATTTTGATCCTTCTTTCTTCTTTAATCCTAATATACTTCCTATCTTTTCAGATCCTGCACCATAAAGAAAAGCATAGATAAAAGTCTTTGCCTGATCTCTATCTTTAATACCTGCAAGTTCCATATTCTTCGTATGTATATCACCAGTTAATAATTCTTTTGTGTACTTATCATCCTTCAGATAATGAGAAAGGCATCTTAATTCTAATCCACTTGCATCAGTACCTACTAATTTATGTGTATCAGTATTAGAAACTGTCCATAAGTTTCTACATTCTTTTCCATACTCTGAATAAACTGCAGGGATCTGTGCCATATTTGGACTGTGGTGTGCCATACGACCTGTTACAGTTCTTAATGTCATAACCTTACCATGTACTCTACCATCATCTTTACAAGCTTTAATCCATGAGCTAATCATAACAGATCTTTTTTGTATAAGAAAATATCTAATAAACTTTTCAGCTAATGGAATAAGATCAGGTTCAGTTATAGTTTTTAATACTGCCTCATTCACAACAACATGATCTTTATCTGTATAGACTGTGGGTTCCCATCCTCTATCCATAAGTCTTTGTCCAATCTGTTGACGAGAGGCAATGTTAAAAGGTATTTCTTTTGTCTTTGTTTTTAATTCAATAATCGTTGGCTCAAATATTTTTAATGACCATTGTTCTAACTCATGTAACTCATCACTAAGTTGAGCATTTAATTTTATAGCTTCTTGTAAGTTCAAAGCAAATCCATTTTCTTCCTGTTGATCTAATAATTGTCTAACCTTGTATTCTAATTTTAAAGATTGTAAAGAAAAATCTGATCCCTCTTCTTCTAAATATTTTGCAAGAGTATACGTTATTTCTGCATCTTGTTTACAATAATCTAACATTTCAGGTGTGTATGTTTTAAAATCTTCAACATCCTTTTTAAGTTTTCCTAATCTTTTTCCCCATGCTCTTAAACTATGACCATCTTCTCTGACAGGTTTAAACAATTGAGATTCAAGTAATGTATCTCTGATCTGTGTAGGTTTAATATCTGCATTGGTAAACTTATTTAATAATGGTGCATCAAATGAAATACCATTGTGCATAATAAAATGGTCAATCTTTTTAGACCATTCACCAAATTCTAAACAGTTATCTTGTGTCCAGGATTTTACTTTTCCTGTGTTATAACACTTGGCAACGATACAATGTATCTTTGTTACATCTTCTTTTAATCCATCTGTTTCTATATCAACTACTGCTGTTGTCATTTTTTTCATCCTCTTCTATTGCACCACACCAATTACATTCCTCATCTTTACCAACAGACATTTCTGTTTCTTCTTGTATACAATAGTGTTTCCACATTTCTGTTTTACTCATACTGAAAAACTTTCTCCACATCCACAACTAGATGTAGCATTAGGGTTTGTTATTCTAAGTGAAGATCCTGCTATATCACTTACAAAATCTATAGTTGTATTCATTACACTTAATGTAGCAGTAGGATGAATATATAAAAAACCACAATCTAAATTTACCATGTCATTGTCTTTCATATCTTCTTCTTTCTTTGTTATTAATTCCCATGCGTACCTTAATCCTGCACATCCACCACCATCTACTGCTAACATTACACCTTTAGCATTACCTTCAGTAATTATTTTAGATAAATGTTGATCTGCTTCTTTGGTTATTGTTACTACCTCTGTCATATTCTTCTCCTTAATCTTTATTTTATACTTATTTCTGCATCTGTTTCAATCCAAACTTTAGCACCACAATATAAAGGTTTATTAGGGCTGTAAATAACTCTACTACTTCCTAATATTTCTACTCCATGTGCATAGGTATTATCTTTATAAGTTTTTATAGTTAGAACAGGTTCATTCTTATTATGTTTGGCATTAGATTTTATTTTAGATTGATTAACATGAATTCTTTTTTTCATACTCCACACATCCCATCACATTCATCTACTAAACCATTACCCTCAAACAGTTCTATTTGATTTTTTACTTTTGATTTTTTTAAATCAACTTCATCTAAAGGAATACGTTCTGCATGAAGATAAACTTTATCATCTGTTTTAGTTCCAACTCTAATAAGTTTATCAAATTCTACAACCTGCTCCCACTCTTCAGGACTTTCAGTTTTTAAATGTTGCCATTCTGTATTAGTTTTATACGGACAAAAAGTACACGCTGATCTTGGTGGAACTCTATCATAGTATTTAGTAAACCATTCCTCACAATCTTTTCTTTGTATTTTTAAATCAACTAATGGATAAACATTAGTAATCCATTTGATTTGATTGGTACGCATACGAAACATTTCATCATAAGAAATACCCATTAACATCTCAACATTAGTTCCTTCTTTTCTATGTTGACTTTTCTTTAATCCTAAAAGTTTCCTTACTTTTTGATTAACAGGATTGATTTTATAATTACTTGTGCATTGCCTTCGCATCAATCCTTTCTTTTTAGTGATAGAGTTTACAGTAAACAGAGGTATTGTTAAAAATTTATATTGTCCTATACCTTTAGCACTTTCTATAGTATCTTGTTTTAAATCACCAAAGGATACTCTATGAATTGGATAAGAAAGTTTAGTTTCTAACCAACCTAACCAATCATAAACTTCTTTAGGTTCTCCTAATGTATCTGCAAAGATAGCACCATCTACCATAGGTAACTCACCTCGTTCAATCATTAATGCTAGTGTACTGCTTTGTACTCCTGCTCCTAAAGAAAGTATACGCATCTTTAAAAATCCGTATCTTCTCTAAAAGGATTATCAACTTGTGTCATTCTTCCTGTATCCTTATTATAATGTAGGTAACAAGCCACACCTGTTTCCCCTGTATATCTATTTTTTAATATACGAATGGTAGTTGTATTAGCAAGTATTTCATCATCTGATTGTTGGTTTCTTTCCATTGCAATTACACTATCAGATAGATGAGCAATGCTTGCAGACCCACGAAGATGTGATAAAGAAACTTCTTTTCCTTCTTCGTGTCCTCTATCCCCCGTAGGTCTGCGTAGGTGGGAAACGAGTAATAAACCTATCCCTGTTTCCTCTACCAATGATCTTAGTTTAGTCATTAAAATATCAATAGACTTTCTTTCATCACCACCATCTTCTTGTCCTGATACAAGGATAGATAAGTGATCCAAGAATATCCATTTACAATCTAAAGACTTCGCCATGTATCTTATGCGACTTAAAATTTCATCATTACTTACTGAACCGAAGTGATCAAATACAAAAAATCTTTCAGTTCCTATTGTTCTTTTTTGCCAATCTTCTAATTGTTCTCTTGTAAATTTATTCCGTACTTCCTTAATATATAATCTAGCATCAGCCTCAACAGACATAAGATTAAATGCTGTGTTCTTAATGTTTTCTTCTAGTGCTAGAATTCCTATATTATCCATTGTGTTTTTCATAATGTGATACATAAGTTCTCGCATGACTGAAGACTTACCCATACCTGCACCACTTGTAAAGGTTATAAGTTCACCTGTTCTCATACCATAAGTTTTAATATTCATATCAGTCCAAGGAAATAAAACAGTTTCACAATACTCTTCTTCATACAGAGATGCACCTAAATCTTTAAGATTTATTATTCCTGCAGGTGTATAGGGTTGTGCTTGCCAAAACTCATTAGTAAATTGAACAGCTCTTCCCATCTTTAAATATTCATTGGCATCTTTTAAAGTTAATTTCATCACCTTACATTTGTTTGGTTCAAATAACTGTGCAACCTGTTGAGTAGCTTCTTTACCTTGTGCATCATTATCAAAACAAAGAACAATAGTTTCAAAGGACTGTAAATATTCTAGAAATTGTTTACAATTTTCAACTGCACTATGAACACCATTCTTAATTGAAATGGCAGGATATTTCTTTCCCATCATTTGATATACAGACATGGCATCTAGTTCACCCTCTGTTACAGTAACTATTTTTCCACCTGAGTTAAATAAGTTTTGACCAAAGAGTAAGGCATCACTCATGTTACCCTCACTCCAAATCTTTTTACCCTCTACCTGTCTTATCTTACTTGCTATATGGCTACCATCAATATTATAATATTTATATATGTGATGTGAAATACTTTCATTATCTTTTTTAACAACAGTATCATATCTTTTAACAACATCTTCGTCTATTCTTCTATCAGGTATGGCACTAGTAATTCCTTTCCAAGATAAATCTTTTTTATCAGTTATGTTAATTATTTTTTCTGTTTCCATTGTAAAATCCTTATCACCTTTGAACCATTTTCTACAGGAAAAACAAAAGGCATGACCATCAGCATGAATATTTAATCCCTTACTTGATCCACATGATCGGCAATGTTCTCTTCTTATCCATTCTTTAGCCATTATATTATATTCCCTATATAAAATGTTATATGTCTTGATATATTTAAATTAATAATTATTAATATTATAAATAATAAATATAATATATATAATAATATATATAATAGTATATTACTACATTTATTATATTTTGTCAAGAACTTTTTTCACTCAATCTAAATCCTTTAACGCATTTTTAAAAAGATTACTAGCAAAATCTACACGATCTCCCATAATATCTTCTACATCTTGTCTAGCTAATCGCTTTGCCTCTTGATCTTCATAGCCCTCTCTTTTATATTCTTTTACAAATCTTCTATACTCTGCTCGTTGTTCTCTATCCCACATTTGTCTAGTCATCTGATTTTTTCCACCAAGTTTTTACATGAACTCCATTGTCAAATATTTTTACAGAAGTTTTACTTTTCTCATAGGTTATAGTTCCTAACATACTCCATAAACCCTTATGTGCGTTTATAAATTCATCAGGTGTCTTATAAACTTTATCTTTAAGTGTCATGTTTTTTCTCCGTTACATGACTAGCATCAGGGTTTTCATTATCCCATCTTTCTAGGTTTGCCCAACCTGTTGCTGTTGAGTAACTATAAGATGGGTCATTCTTTGCTTTCTCTATGTGTAACTCTTCTGTTAATTTATTTATTCTCATATAGGAATTTTGTAATTGTCCTTGTAAATCTTTTACATTCTTTCGTAAGAGTTCTACCTCTTTTATTTTATTCATAGCCATCTCTTTTCCTTTCATTAATGTACTGCAACAACTTCAACATTTTGTGCTACTGCCATTTCTTTTTCTATTCCCCACTCTTCTAATTTTTTCCAAGCTGATGCTTTATCCACAAAATAAACAGGGTGAAAGGGTGGATACTCATCACAAATTTGGTCAATAGGGTAGCGAGTTTCCCATGTCGTTTTATCAAGCCTGTGTTTTCTTTTATGTTGAATTATTAAAAACATTTAGACAAGTCTATCATATAACTGTTGTACTTGACTTTGTATTTCTCTAATAGCTTGGTCAAGTTGGTCAAGTCTTTCTAGAATTAATTGTTGATTAACTAATGTTGTTGGATTTCTTTTATGCCATTCATCAAGCCCTTGATAAAAACTATTAATATCTTTTAAAGATACTTTTCTAACATCATCAACTCCATTACCCTCACATATAGATTGTTGTATATCTGTTGGTATTTCTTCATAGTATTTATATTCTTTTAACATTCTCTTTCCTTTCCTTGTATTTTATTATACCATAAATCTATTTAGTTTGCAAGTTTATTTTATTTTCTCTTTATAAATATAGTGTCTGCGTAAACAACTTCTAACAAAATCATAGTGTCTTCTATATATTTTTTGTGCTTTAGGTAATCTCTTTCCATCACCCATTATGTCATGTAAGTCATGGTAACTCCATTGCATAGTGGAATTACGAAACATTTCTTCAGCTACCTCTCTTACAAAACTTTTAAAAACTTCATTGTCTAGGGTTACATGGTTATCTTCTGTAGGTTTAACTATTGACATCTTTATTCTCCTCTACAAATTTATTTAAATATTTTGTAACAAAATCTTCAATACCCTTACTATGATAATGTTTAACTTTAAATCCTTTATAGGTACTCCAACGACCAGTATTATAAACATAGCCATATTCTTCTTTATTATTATTGTATATTGTTATAATACTATTACTTTTTCTAGTATCTTTAAATTTAATTTTATTATCTTTAAGATACTTAAATACATCTTCGATAGTTTCATTAGTATTTCTTCTTAACCCACCATTCTTCCAGAAATATTCACTCATCTTCATTCTCCTTTCTAATCTCTATATCCAAACATTTCAACATCTTTACCCATTATTTTACGACAACCTGTAGGCATCTCATCACATTCAGGATAAGATGGACAACCTAGATGTGGGTCAATCCATTCTTTCTTTTTCTTTTTTGGTTTTCCTTTTAATCTTCT